TACAACGCGCACGCCGTGGTGGTAGTCTTGCGCCATGGAATGAATCTCCTGTTTAGGGGTTCACCCATGGTAGGGAAATCACTCACCGCAAGCCGTTGATGCCCGTTGTACCGTGGTTGATACAACCGCAGGCAGAAAAAAAGCCCCGTTACGGGGCTGATTTTGTCATAGTTCGCCTGGCGATTCAGGCAACGCGGCTCCAGCACATCAGCAGGGTGTGAGCTTCCACCACGCTGAACGATTTACCCTCGCCGAGGTTGTCAGTTTTGCCGCTGGTCGTGTGTTTGTGCGGCGGTACTGTGACTTCGTGGTCGTGCTCTCCGGCATCATCCGTCACACCCGGCTCTTTCGGGTTAAAGAGCTGCCGCACATCCCCGCCGATTTCCCACGGGTCATTTTTACCGGCCACACCACCATGATGGTGAATACCACCGCGCGTGGTCGTCAGCTTCTGCTCAGGCTGCTCGCTGGTTTCCCCGCTTACATCAATCTGCACGGCGGGAAGATTCGCCCGCTGAAGGGTGACCGTATCGCTGCCACCGGTGGCGCCGACGTTCGAACCGTCCGCTTTTGCCACCCGGAGGGTTCTGTTCTCACCGGTATACGTCCACGTTGACCACGGGTAGCGCTCATTCGGATCAACATGCTGGCTGTAAAACCGGACCGTGCCGACGGGGTTTTCCGCTTCCCAGAAATCACGAATGGCGGTGCTGACCGCTGAGGTGATGGCCTCCCTTGTCTCATTCTCCAGCGTGGAAACAATGTCATCGGCATAATCTTTGGCGTTGTTCCCCGCCCGGCGGACCTCTTCCACCGTCGCCAGGATGACTGACGGGTCCGCAATCATCTGCACATCGGCGGTCTGACTCACCATCAGCCAGATATTAATCACCTGGAAACGTCCCGACCCTTCCGCCAGAAGCGGCTTGTAGGATTCGGGCAGGTTCGCCACCGCCAGGCAGATGCCGGTCTCGTCAAAGAGTGCGGCCTCGCGTATCCAGAAGCCCCCGGCCTGTGGCGGCATTATCATTTCGGCGCGGATAACATTTGCCGCCTGGTCGGCGATGACCAGCCGGTTTAATGGTGCGCGGTACTGCTCGTTAATCAGGGCGGTCTGGTCCGGGGACGGCACCGGCAGGACGCCGCCCCCGTCGCCGACAGCCATGTGAGTGATACCCAGGGGGATACCCTTCACCGCCGCAGCGGCCAGGCGTTCAGCCCCCTGCGCGGTCAGTATGGCGCTGAATTTTTTACTCATAAGGCAGTCCGTAATAGCGGGCTTCCCCGCCGGAGCGGGGCAGCCTCGTGATTAACTCAGGGGCGCGTAATACACCGGGCGCAGACCCATCTCGGAATTCAGCACCTCGATATTGTTGGCAAAGCCAAACTGGAAAATATCGTTCTTACCGCGCACCGGATGCATGCAGCTTGTCGCGCCCGCGTTGTAGTTGACCGTGGACCCCGCCGGGACAATCGCCTTACCGGTCAGGGACGGCCATACGCCATACAGCTCCAGAAGATTCTTTACCGCTTCCGGCAGCGTGTTCTGCGGCTGAACGAAGGTCCCGCCCCAGGCCGGGTGATAAAACTCGTTGTCAGCCAGCCCGGTGGTTTTTGTCACCGCCCGCACGCTGTTGGGGGTGGTGGCCACATAGTCCGCCGTGGTGGTGTTCCCGGTGTGCGTCGGGGTGATAAAGGCCCCGGTCACCGCATGGATAGCGTACCAGCCCGGCACATCAGCGCCGTGCGCACTGAATACAGCGGAGGCGGCGAGCGCGGCCTCATTGCCGGTCCCGTAGAGCTGGATTTCGCCACCCACCACACGCGCGCCGTAGGTACGCTCCCAGACGTTTCCGGCAAGGTCGCTGATGCCGTTGTATTTTTTGTCCTGGCGATAAGAGACCGGACCGGAGCCGGTATAAATGCGCGGAGACTGCGAGGACAAATCGCCCGCCTCTTTGCCGTCGATACGGCGTCCGGTCTGGGTCGCATCCAGCGCGGACTTGCCGTACACATCGGCCCCCAGGGGACTGTACCGGCTTTTCACGGCCATCGCCTGCATCAGCGCCCACTCGACCGACGTCATGCCGTGCCAGGTGCTACCCATCGCTTTCAGTAACGGGAAAAGGGTGGCGCTGGTTGCGTTACAGGCATTCGCATCCACGTTGGGCAGACTCAGGACCTCGCCGTTCAGCACGCATCCCTGATAGGTTCCGACATACAGATACGGGATTTCCCTGTCGCCCTGCTTAAAGGCCGGATGTACGCCGGAAATCCCCAGCGCCGGGTTCATGCTTTCGATACTCACCTTCGGGATAATATTCACAAAGGTCGGCTGTCCCTTCGGGGTATACAGCACCGTCTGTTTTCCGCCCGAAGCCGCCTCAACGGAGGCCCGCAGCGCATCTTTGACTAAAATCGTGGTCATGGTGGGTCCTTACTGTTGGTAGCTGAAAAAAGTGTCCAGGTATGCAATACGCTGTCGGGTCCAGTCCATCATCTGGTCCAGACTGGTGATGCTCAGGGAGGGCACATTCGGCCATTTTTCATATTCAGCCTGCATCAGTTCCGGGGTGTAGCGTCCCAGCAGGTCTCGGGCCAGCTCCAGCACGCCGCACTGTGAAAACAGACCGTTATCCCGCAGTTCCGCATAGCGGGCATTCATTTCCGCCTGGAAGGTGGTACGGACTTTCTTCCAGAAGGTGCGGTTGACCTGCATGGCGAGGCCGTTATCAAACAGATTCAGGTCTGGCGGATAGGCAATGGACGTCCCGGCGTAATGCAGACCAAAGGTGGTATCCAGGTCATAGGGCATGAAAAACCATTTCGTGCCGTCCCAGGTGATAAACGTGGTGTTCTTCTGCACGCAGTCCGGGGCGCAGATAAAGCTGAGGAAGACGTAGAAATCCACCACGTTGTTTTTATCCAGATGCGTACCGGCGGCGGCGGTAAACGCGTCCTGCGCGGACTGCGCGAAGTCCCGCCAGCGGTCGAGGCAGGCAGCCGTTTCCGCCGTGGGTTTCGAAGGTGAGTCCATCACCCAGGTGCCGTTATCCGTGAGCGCCGGGATGTTAATCGCCCCGTCCCAGATAATCATGATTTGCTCCGGGCTGTTTTTGGCGATGTTGTAATCCTTGCGCGACGAGTTGTAGAGAAAATCCCCTATCCCGTAAAACTCACCGTTGATATACAGCACGCAGGCGTACCCCTTCGGGCAGCCGATGGCGCCGGTATCAATGGCGCTGGCCCCCAGCTTCCCCACGTAGCTGTTATCAATATCCCGGCGCGGCCAGCCGCTGCGGGTCGCCATCACCTTCTGCCACAGGTTGTAGCAGAGCACATTGCGCAGGTGGGTCGAGTCAATCCAGTTCGCCTTGAAAATCCATTTATCCTTCGGCACCACATCCCCGATTTTCAGGCTGACATTTTCGGTATGCGCCGCGTCGGCAAACAGCTCGAATTTCATGTTCTTTTTCGGGTACCCCGCTGACGACGCCCCCTGAACCTTGAAGGACACGTATGCCGTGAACATCTCCCCGTCGACGTCCACCTTTAAGGTGCCGTTAACCGGGTTGTCCTTGCTGGTCGGTGCGCCGCTGTCGGAGGTCACGTCCAGGCGAATCAGACCGCGCGGCTCACCAAAGGCAAACACGCCCGGATATTTCGCCTGCGCCTCCCGGTTTCCCGTGCCACTGCCTGCCGCTGAGGGGTCGAAGCCGTCGAGCGGGAGAAGCTGACGGGCCAGCACCTGGAAGGCATAGAGGTTACTCAGCTGATGACTTTCCACCTCCTCGGGGGTGGCCTCCACCAGAGCCAGCGCCCGCATACCGGACTGAAACGCCAGCATCAGCGCCTGAATCTGGTCTGACTGGCTTTTTTGTGAAGCGGCCATGCTGGTCACCTGCGCGGCCATCTCATCAAGACCGAGCTGCATCAGGGCGGCCGTCAGCGACTGGAGACCGGACTGCAACGCGGTCAGGCCATCCAGCGCTGAGCCGGTGTCCTGCTCCAGCTGCTGGCGCAGGGACGTAATCGCCTGCTGACTTGCCAGTGCATTCAGCCGGTTCGCCTGGCCGTTGCGCTTCTGGTAATAGATAAAGGCCAGCAGTTGCCCCTCGCTGTCAGGCACCACCACGCGAAAGAGTTTCCCCTCCGGCGTACCGGCAAGCCCCGCAAGGGTGCCGTCCGGGTCATCCGGGGTCATGAAGAAGGTGTAATCCCGGTAGTCCTGCAGCGACTCAACGGCGGTTTTTAAATAGCGGGTACGGTTCGCCAGCTGCCGGGCCTGTTTGTTTGACGGACCATAAATGCCGCCCTCCACCCGGTCTTCGCGCGCCAGCAGGTAAACCTCATCTTCCCATTTTGTCTGTTCGTTAATTGCACTCATGTTATTCTCCTGCGTAAACGCCACGGCCATCGTGAAAAGTGCGCCCGTCATAGCGATGTGAGTCTTCTCCCCGCTGGTTTTCGGTATAGGTGACCGACCCGGAATGGAACCCGCCGCCGTCATAACGGGCGGCCTCATCCGGCGTATATTCCGGCGGATACACGCTGATGACCTCCCCGCTGCACGATGCGGCACCGGTATACACCGGACCGGTGGTCCCCGCTGACAGTGACAGGCGGGCAATGTGGCGGCTGACCGGCCGCGCATCGCCAATAATCCGCTCCAGCTCCTTAATCATCGTCTCGGTAATACCGATATCATTCAGGTCAATCTCAAGGCGGAATGTCCCGGCGGGGTCGGCCACCTCCCACCATTCCTGAAGCGTCATGCTGTAGCCGAGGTTTTCAATCACCCGGCGAACCGCCGCCACCGTCCCCTTGCGTTGGTGGATCCAGAACGCATCGCTGACCGCCTGGCGCTTATCCCTCTCTGACCAGGTTTCCTCCCAGCGGTCGACGGAAAACGCCCACGCCAGATACGGCAGGAATTTCACCGGGCATTTCCACGGGTTCCAGAGGTCACGCAGTGGCACGCTTAAATCACTGATACCTGAACAGGCCTGCACCAGCCTGCGCTCCAGTGATGACGATCCCGGCGGTAACAGGCTATTCATCAGAGCCACCAATTTCTGCTTTAAAATCGGTGCAATAGGACGCCTGCGTTTTATCTATCACCATGTCAGCCAGGGGCTGCATCAGCTCAACCCGCTGCACGCCCTGAACATGCAGAGCGGCATAAATCGCAGACAGCCGCACATCACGCCCCAGGCGGCGCTGCTCATTGATGTATGCAGTGCCCTGCTCTTTCGCGGCAGCGAGGATGGGTTCCTTTGCCGGGCCGGGATAGACATACAGAACCGCATCGATTTCATAGCGGACAATCTCAGCAGAGCGGACGCTCACCCGGTCCGCTACAGGCCGCACGGCCTCATCATTCAGTGCAACACCAACTACCTGCAGCAAGTCATCCGGCGCAGTGCCATCACCGTCGCGGGCCAGAATAGTCACCACGACTTCCGCCGGTGCCGGGCTGAATGCTGATGCATCTGCCACACGGCCATCGGCGCTCAGCGCGTGAAATTCATACGCGCCAACCGGCCCGGCAACGCTCATCCCCTCAAAGGCCGCCGGGATGCGCTGCCGATAATCCGCGTCCGATTCCATTTCCGCCTCAGTGGGTGGCGTGGTGGTATCGTCTGCGGGGGTGATCACCCGGCGCTGCACGTTATTGTTAGCGCCTAAATTATCCAGGTCATCACTGCCGGAATAAGCCACCATGACAGCCCGTGCCGCCTCGTTAATCCGCTGGCGCAGCAGCAGCTCCCGGTACACGTTTTCCTGCAGCGTTTTTACAATCGGCTCTGACTCAAGCGTTAAAGTACGGGCCACGGCTTCCTGCTCTTCTGCCGGATAGAGCGCGACAAACTCCGCTTTACGCTCTGTCAACAGGGTTTCAAAATCTGGCTCATCAACGATTTGCGGTGGCGGCAGCTGGGAAAGGTCAATAACGGCCATTGTCTGCTCCTGTCGATACGGAAAGGGACACAGGCACACCGTCATTACGCTGGCCTGCCAGCTCAATCACCATTGAGCCTTCCATGTTGCTGCTGTTAATCGTGATGGTGTCGAGCTGCAACCGCGGCTCCCAGCGCAGCAACGCGACGTACACCGCAGACATGATCTGCAGGCGCAGCGCCCGATTTTGTGGCTGGTCAATCAGCGCAGACAGCAGGGAGCCATACTCCCGACGGGCAAGGCGGCTACCCTGCGGCGTCAGCAAAATGTCCCGCACGGACTGGCGCAGGTGATCCGTTTCCGTAATGGCCTTGCCGGTATCGCGGTTCATCCCGATATAGAGCGTCAAATTGGACCTCCCGTTGTTCCGCCGCTGTCGCCAGGGTGTTTATGCTTATCGGCAACGATACCGTTTGAGGTCATTTCCCCGCCGTCATGGGTCACATCGCCATTAATGATCACGTTGCTGTTAATACGGGTCGTGTCGGCCTCGATCACAAGCTCCCCTGTTTTGCAGGAAACCAGCTGTGACGACTCAATCAGCACGGCTTTAACGCCCCGGATAATCCAGTGCCCGGTGGCAGGGTCGTATTCGAACCAGCCGCCATCCTCGTATTCGGTCACGTCCGCGCTTTCAGAGTCTGACGGCGGCGGGCAGGCGTTGGAGTAAATGGCCGGAAGCGCAAAAGCCGTCTCCAGATTGCCGCCCAGGCTGAACAGCACCACCTGCT